ATACAACGCTCATAAGCGCGAAGCTGCTGGAAAACCAGTTAAACCATTTGAGGCTTGGATGGAAACAGTCAGCGATGTAATTGTCGGTGATGCAGACCCAAAAGCCACCCAGCAGGAAGCCTAGGCAGATTATTGGTTGAGTTGGCAATAGCCACACAAATACCAATGAGCCAATGGGTTGAAGCAGAGGATATTTTAACAGCAATAGAGATATTGGAGGCACGCAATGGCAACTAGCACCGAGCCTTTAATAGTTTATGACAAAAAAGAACTTGCTCAATTTGCTAAAGTAATAAGAAACATGAATGACATTGCTGTTCAGGAAACCAAACGCAGAGTTGGCGAATTAGCACAAAGAGAATTAGATGAAATTCGCAGAGTTGCATCATCTAGAGGAAAAGTTGCTGATCGCGTTGCTCAAGGCGGTAAAGTTAAAACATCATCATTGCTTGGTGAAATTTCATTTGGTTTTGCTGGACAAAGATTTTCAGGTGGCGCAACCACTCAATTTAATACACGCAATGATCCTAAAGGCAATCGTAAAGGTATTGGCGCAGCAGCAGAATTTGGTTCAGGTAAATACCCACAATTCCCAAGATGGTCTGGCCCTATGCCGAAAGGTCCGGGTTCAAGAGGATGGTTTATTTATCCAACAATTAGACATTTACAGCCAACCATTATTAAAGAGTTTGAAGAAATAATTTTGGCAATTAGAAAAGAGTTTAGCGATGGCCAGTAGAACCTTAACGCTTGCATTAGCAGCTGATATTGATAACTTAAAAAAAGGCTTAGATGATGCCGAAAAGGTAGTTAATAAATCTGCAGATCAAATTGCTGATTTTGGTAAAAAGGCTGCATTGGCATTTGCAGCTGTTGGGGCTGCCGCTACTGCTTTTGCGGTTAGTGCCGTTAAAGCTGCTGCTGAGGATGAAAAGGCTCGTAAATCCCTTGAGCAAACTATCAGATCCAGCACTAAGGCAACTGATGAACAAATTGCGTCAATTGATACTTATATAACAAAACAATCAATTGCCACAGCTACAACCGATGATGTTTTAAGACCTGCTTTTGCTAGGTTAATTAGATCAACAAATGATGTTGCTAAGGCTCAAGATCTACTTTCTTTATCTCAAGAAATTGCTACCGCAACAGGCAAACCTCTTGAAGTAGTTGCAAATGCTTTAGGTAAAAGTTTTGATGGGCAGAATACTGCTCTTGGCAAACTTGGTTTAGGCATTGATGCTGCCACATTAAAAACAATGTCGCATGAACAAATTATGCAACAATTAAAAGGAACATATAATGGCTTTATTGAAAATGAAGCAACCAATGCTGAGTTTAAGTTCAAGCAATTAACTATTGCGCTTGATGAAACTAAAGAAAAAATTGGAACTGCCTTATTGCCTATTGTCAAAGAATTTGCGGATTATTTATTGGCAACTGTTGTTCCCAATGTTCAAGCGTTGGCGGCTGGATTAACTGGAGATAATAGTGTTACTGCTGGCATTACAGATGCAACTCAAGGAGCGTATGAATTTGGTCAGCAATTAAAATCCACAATTGTTTTTTTAATCAGCATTAAAGATGAATTACTTATTATTGGCGGAATTATTGCAACAGTATTTGTGGCAAACAAAATAGTAGCATTTGTCGCATCTATACAAACATTAATAACAGCAATGGTTGCACTAAGAAATGCTGCCGCTGCCGCTGGTGTTGCAACTGCATTTGCTACTGGAGGTGCATCTGTTGGAACTGCTGCGGCTGCCCTTGCAGCTGGTGCCGCGACTTATGGATTGACCCAAATTGCTCCATCGGGAAATATGTCAGTGCCTTCATATCCAAAATCTAGCAGCGGATCTAACTTTACTTATGGTGCAGGAAATCCAACAGTTAATAACATAACAGTTAATGCTTTAGATAGTGAAAGTGCAGCTAGAGCCGTTGCCAAAGTCATTAACGAAAGCGCAGCTAGATCCGTTCCATCGTTAAGTGGCACAAGCGTTCGAGGAAATTAATGACTGTCTTTACTCCTGAATGGAAATTGACTGTCGCAGGGACTGATTACACAAACATAACAATCAGCGATGTTCAACATCAGGCTGGTCGGACTGACATTTATACTCAGCCATCCCCATCTTATATGCAAGTAACTTTGGTTGCTTTATCTGGTCAAACTTTGCCTTTTGCAATTAATGACAGTTTTTCTTTACAGGTCAAAAACAGTTCAGGAACTTATGTTGATCTTTTTGGTGGAGATATAACAGATTTAACTGTTGAGGTTGGTGCATTTGGTGGTGTATCAAAGGTCGTCAATTACACAATCCTTGCAATGGGATCTTTAGTAAAATTAGCAAAAGAAATTTACAATGGCACAATTTCTCAAGACGAGGATGGCAATCAGATTTATACTTTGCTATCTAGCGTATTGCTTGGGACTTGGAATGATGTGCCAGCAGCTTCAACTTGGGCAACATATTCCGCAACTGAAACTTGGGCTACTGCGTTGAATCTTGGACTTGGCGAAATTGATACGCCCGGACTTTACACAATGGAAAACCGAGCAGCATCACCAGATACTATTTACAACATCGCTTCACTTATAGCCAATTCAGCCTTTGGATATTTGTATGAGGACAATGCAGGCAATATCGGTTATGCAGATGCAGATCATCGTCAAACATATCTGCAAGCCAACGGCTATGTTGATCTTGATGCAAACCACGCTTTAGGTTCAGGATTATCAACCATCACTCGATCAGGTGATATTCGTAATGATATTTATATTAACTATGGCAATAACTTTGGATCTCAAAAGACAGCTACAAGCGCAACCTCAATTGCCACTTACGGCTACAAATCAGAAAGCATTAATTCGGTGCTTCATGATGCTACCGATGCTCAGGCTGTTGCAGATCGATATATTGCTCAAAGAGCCTTCCCACAACCAGTATTCCAGAGCATCACTTTCCCATTAACAAATCCTGAGATTGATAACTCAGATCGAGATAACCTTCTTGGCGTCTTTATGGGTCAGCCGTTAAATATCACAAACCTACCTGAGCAGATTTCAAGTGGAGAGTTTGAAGGTTATGTTGAAGGCTGGCGTTGGAGCACTCGGTTCAATGAACTATTTTTAACGCTTAACCTTTCACCAGTCGCATTTAGCCAAGTGGCTATGCGTTGGAATACAACCCCAATAACCGAAACATGGCAAACAATAGATCCAACTTTGACATGGGAATACGCTACAATCGTAGCCTGAGATAAAGGACAATATGGCAACCACTACTAATTATGGCTGGACAACACCAGACGACACCGCACTGGTCAAAGATGGCGCATCTGCCATTCGCTCACTTGGAACTTCTGTTGATACAACCACTAAAGCATTAAACCCATCAACAACTCTTGGCGATATTGAATATCGTTCATCAACTGCTAATACAAACACTAGACTTGGAATTGGATCAACTGGTCAAGTTTTAACTGTTTCTGGTGGCGTGCCATCTTGGGCAACTGCATCTGGCGGTGCTGGCAATATGGTTCAAATTGCAACAGGAACTTTATCTGGTGCTTCAGTTGTAATAAGTTCATTAAGCACTTATACAGATATTGTTGTTTTTCTTTATGGAACAACTAACAACACAGCTGCTGGAACCGCATATTTAAGATTAAATGCAACTTCAACTAATCATGACACAAGAGGTTTAAGACAAACAGGCAATACTGCTTATGATGCTTTTGGGGCTGTTAATGACACCGATTTTTATTTAAGTGGAGAAGCAACAATCAGAACAGATACTACTAATGCTTATGTTGTTAAATTAACAAATTGCAAAAATTCTGGATTTACCGACATTGATATTGCTGGTCGCTATGTTCCAAACGCATCGGGTACAAATGGTTTTTACATTGCAAAAGGTGTTTATACAAAAAGCGAAGCAGTTTCAAGCATAACACTTAGAAATTCAGGTGGAACTTGGGCTGGCGGAACCTATACAGTTTGGGGTGCATAATGTTTAAGATTGAACACAACGCTGAAACAGGCGAAATTAAAGAAATTGAATTATCGGCGGCAGAAGTTAAAAAATTAGAAAAAGAATATGCCGATGCAAAAATCAAAGCCAATACTGCACAGGCTGAAGCCAAAGCAAAAGAAACTCAACGCCAAGCAATCCTTGATCGCATTGGTTTAACTGCTGATGAACTCAAAACGATACTTGGCTAATGAAGGCTTGGTTATCTAAAGCTGCCGTTCAGTTAAGAGAACAAACTGATGATGCATTCATGGATCGCAGCAGGAAGTCTGATGGATGGATCGGTGATCTTAAGCATCAATCTAGAAAATCCGACCACAACCCTTTATCATCAGGAGAAGTTTGCGCAATTGACATTGACGCTGGCTTATCTGACGAACAAGGGATTAGCCATGCTTTGGCAGATCAAATTCGATTGGCAGCAAAATCTGATAAGCGTATTTCGTATATAATCCATGCCGAGAAAATCTGCTCAGCAAGATCATTTTGGCGTTGGAAAAAATATACCGGGATCAATCCCCATCACAAACATATTCATATTTCATTCAAGCCTAATCAATCAGGCGATTTCTTTAACATCCCACTACTAGGAGGCAAGTAAATGAAACTAACCAAGAAACACAAAGCAGCAATCAAGTCTTACTTAAGAGCTGTTGCAGCTTCTGGAATAACTGTGGCTCTTGCCATCGTGGGAGATATGAAACCTGAATATGCAATTTTGCTTGGTGCGTTAATTGCTCCACTAATCAAAGCCATTGATCCTACTTCTGCAAAAGAGGTTGATTATGGTATTGATGGCAAATGACAGCCAACGATTGGGTCGCTATCGCCGTTGGCGTTTGCGCCGTATTAACAAGTTTGTTAGTGGGTCTGCGCTGGGTTATTAAATCCTACTTAGCCGAACTTAAACCCAATGGAGGCTCATCGATCAAGGACACCATTTCAAGATTAGAACTACAAAGTTCTCGACTTGAACAGCGTGTCGATGATCTCTTTGTCCTAATCAGTAAGTCATAATTTTAATTATGGCGAACACTCGAAAACCTATCAAACGCAAAAAGATCAATCGTCGTGTCGTTCGCCAATCTCCTGAGCCATTAAGTAAGATCGACCAACATTACTTGGCTTTGCATACCTGTTATACAGCTGCTAGAAAAGCAGGATTTACGCCTGAACACGCTTTTTGGCTTATGACTGAACATAAGACTTTTCCTGATTGGATCGTAGGCGATGGCGGGATCATTCCTTCCATAGATCCAACTGACGATGAGGATGACGATTAAGCGATACTTAGTAATAAGTGATTTGCAAATTCCATACCACCATGAAGCAGCCGTTAAGAATGTCATCAAGCTGGCAAGGCGTGAGAAGTTTGATAGCGTTCTATGCGTTGGCGACGAGATTGACTTTCAAACCATTTCTCGATGGGCTGAGAAAACACCTTTGGCTTATCAGCAAACCCTTGATCAAGATCGCACAGCTACTCAAGAGATTCTTTGGTCATTAACCGAAAACGCCAAAGAAGCGCATATTGTTAGATCAAACCATACTGACAGGCTTTACAACACACTTCTAAAAGTTCCGGGCATGTTATCCCTGCCTGAGTTGCAATACGCAAAATTCATGGATTTTGATTCACTTGGCATTACCTTTCATAAGACATTTTACGAATTTGAAAAAGGCTGGATTTTGGCTCATGGCGACGAAGGCAACGCCAATCCCAACGCTGGAATGACTGCATTAAATTTAGCCCGCAAAACGGGCAAAAGTTGCATTATTGGGCATACTCATAGATTGGGCATGAGTGCCTATTCTGAGGGCATAGGAGGCCATTACAGGCCTTTATATGGCATTGAGGTAGGTAATCTTATGAATAAGGCTAAAGCGTCTTATACGCGAACTGTAGCCAATTGGCAGATGGGTATTGCTATCCTTGAATGGAATGGCAAAAACATGACCCCAACCCTGATTCCGATCAATAAAGATGGCTCATTTACAGCTCTTGGAAAGTCGTATGGAGTGTGAAACAGACTATCAGCCACGCACGATTGATGATCATATCGATACAGTTGAGGCTCTTGGCTTTATCTAATCGTTATAAAACACGCCGACACTCAGGTAGATAATTAACTTGATTTAGGTCATCCTTTATGTATCTGCACAGGGTGTGTGGATATGTAGGGAGCGACATGAAACTAGATCTAAGCAGTAGAGATACAGCTTTAGAGTATGCGGAGCGAGGATGGGCAGTTTTGCCATTATTGCCACGCAAGAAAGATCCACACTTTGACTTGGCTCAAAGGGCTTATCTATCAGCTACAACCGACCAGAAACTTATTAATTTTTGGTTTGATTATGATGAAAAAATTAATCTTGGGATAGCCTGTTATCAATCAGGCTTAGTTGTCTTTGATATTGATTTCCGAAATGGTGGCAATATCGATGAACGATTTGCGCCAACTTACACAGTAAAAACAGGCGATGGATATCATCTTTACTACCAAGCAAACCCAACTGATGTTTTTGCTGGCAAACTTGAAACTGGCATTGACATTAAATGGAAAGGTTATGTGGCTGCTCCACCATCAGTTCATCCGTCAGGAGCAATCTATACAGTAATCGATGACAGAGATCCTGTCGTTGTGCCTAAACAATTAAGGGAGTGGGCAACGAAATGACATTAAAAGAAGCTGGTCTTTGGTGGGTTGCAACAATGGTTGTAATCATCTGGGCTTATGGAATACACGAAAGCGCAAAACAAACTCATTACTGGCGTGGTCGAAAAGACGGCTGGGATATGCACCGCAGGATGATAGAAAATAAAAACAATGCCGACAAATACTGAGCAGTTATTTGATGAGGTCATTACTACGATCCAACAGCGCGGAAGCGTCTATGGACATCCGTATTACAACCACAAAAGAATTGCGGGCTTATGGTCTGCTTATCTCGACTTCCCAATCACACCACACCAAGCTGCATTATGTATGGCATTGGTCAAGGTTTCTAGGCTTAGTGAAACCCCAGATCATTACGACAGCATCAAAGACTTCATCGCCTATGGATCTGTCTATAAAACTGTGCTTGATGCAGTCCAAGACGAAAACTGGGAGGACTAATAATGGCTTTTAATTTAGCAGATTACGAAACAGTAGAAACAAGATTGGAGAAATGGCATGGACAATTTCCAGATTCAAGGATCGAAACAGAACTCGTTGAGGCATCAAACACTCGATTCATTGTTATTTGTAGGCTATTCAAAACAGAGGCAGATCCAAAGCCCTGCTCGTCGGGTATTGCTTCTGAAACGATTTCGGATCGCGGTGTTAATGCGACTTCTGCCTTGGAGAATTGCGAAACTTCAGCGATCGGTAGAGCACTTGCAAACGCAGGTTTTGCAGCTAAAGGCAAGAGAGCGTCAAGAGAGGAAATGGTAAAGGTTGTAGATGGCGAACCTAAATCATTTCAAGAGAAGTTAGAAAGCAAACAAAACATCTATGGAAAGTCCGGCAGATCCGCTGCAATTGAAACTGCACTCCGTAGTTCATTTGAAGCTGATAAAGATGTTGCGCCTGTTGCTTGGACTGTTGGCGATGTTGTATCGGAGATTGGTGCATCAATTCCTAATGAGCCACCAGCCTGCGAGCATGGTCATATTCTCAAAGAGGGAATATCTAAAGGAGGTAAGCCTTATTATGGTTATGTATGCAAGGCTAAACAATGTGATCCTAAATGGGCAAAACTTACAGCTAATGGAAAATGGTATTTTGAAGGGGGTGAATAATGGGTGAATTACAGATAATCGATGGCTCTGGTCTAACTGCTACTTTTACAGATGAAGGAGTTAAAGTCGAGCCATCAATAGTTGTGTGCGATGTTTGCAACGATGACAGATTACTTCATGAGGGCGATCTGCTTCGATGCTATTCCTGCCACGCAATAAATCGGATTCCTTAAATGCCGAAATACGACTATATGTGCGATGGTGAGGGGTTGCTGATTGTATTGGATTTACCAATGGATCATAAAATCCCTCATTGTCAAGTATGTGGCGCACCTTTAAGGCGTGTCTATACAGCTGTGCCAGCAATCTTTAAGGGAACTGGATGGGCTGGTAAAAGTGGTTAAATTCAAATGTAATGGTTGCAGTCGAAAGAGTGAGTTCATTTGGCTTAGCCAATTTGATACAGCTGAGGGATTCCGGGTTTATCAATGCAAGGATTGTGGCTGCGTTGGCACAAAGAACCTAGCAGAAGCAACTGACACTCAAGAGCCTGTCATTCGATGCACAAAATGCGGATCATGGCAATTTGTAGATCAGGTTTGCCATACGTGCGAATTGATAGCAACTAAATGAGTGAGGCAGGTTATGATCACAACTGGATTGATCAATATGGAATTGTGCCTTACTTCGACTTGCCGTCTGACCTGCGGTTTTGTTAATCGATTTGACTTGACATGATACCCTTAAACGCAAATTCGCTTTCAGAGCGAAAGGGCGATCTGCGAAGCAGAAAGATCGCAAGGTTTGGTTTGGTGATATCTCTGTTCATTGCCTTGAACATAGCCTTTCTAAAAGATG